GATCCCGCTACGAATGCCTCGAGAACAATTCGTTCGCCAAGGGTATCGTTCTGACCCTGGCCAACGACACAATCTCCACCGGCCCGAGTCTCCAGGTGATGCTGACCGATGCGTCTGCTTCTCGGATGATCGAGCATAAATGGCGAAAGTGGTGCAAGGATGTCCGGCTTGCAAGCAAGCTTCGAACCGCTCGAATGTCGAAGGTGATCGACGGCGAGACGATCATTCTCAAGGGCAACAACCCTCGCAGCAAGAACGATGTCAAGCTCGATCTGCGAGTCATCGAGTGCGACCAACTTGCGACCCCGTACTACGCCGACGGCCTGCCCAACAAAATCGACGGGATCGAATTCGACGACTTTGGCAATCCCATCAAGTACCACATCCTCAAGGGACACCCCGGGGACCGATGGCCGCTGGACGCATTTGAAAAGCTCGACGTCGACCCCGACGACATCATCCACTTGTTCCGCGCCGAGCGACCTGGACAGATGCGCGGAATCCCCGAGCTAACTCCAGCGTTGCCCCTGTTCGCCATGCTGCGTCGATACACTCTGGCCGTGATCACTGCTGCCGAGAATGCTGCGGACTTCTCGGCGATCCTCAAGACCCAGTCGAATGCTTTCGACTCTGCGTCCGATGGGATCGACGACATCGACCCGTTCGATTTCGTGCAGATCGATCGAGGACTGATGACCTCACTCCCTAAGGGCTGGGAGATGGTCCAGTTCGATCCGAAGCAACCAACCACGACGTACACCGAGTTTCGCAATGCAGTCCTCGGCGAGATTGCTCGATCGGTCCACATGCCGAAAAACAAAGTCCTCGCGGATTCCAGCGGGTACAACTATTCCTCGGGACGGCTGGACCACCAGACTTACCACGAGTCCAACGCAATCGAGCGTTCGCAGTGGGAAGTCGAAGCCCTCGACCGGATCTTCGGTTGGTGGCTCGACGAAGCCTTGATGATGGACGGGTATCTCCCGGCACTCGAACCGATGGACGAGATTCCAAAGGTCTGGCGATGGCCACCACAGCGAGACGTCAACCCTGCGGAAATCGCAGACGTCAACATCGAACTGATCCGAGCTGGTCTCAAGACTCGTCAACAATACCTGATCGAGCAAAACCTCGACCCCGAGGCTCACGCGCAGCAGCTTATTGAGGAAGGCTGGGTAAATCCTGACACTCCCCCCGCTCCTGCAGGCGCTGCACCTGGTGCTCCGAGTGCGTCTGGTGTGCCTGGAGCTGCGGCCCAAGGTACGGGCACTCCCGAGCCGGATGCGAGCCAACCCGCTCCTACTGGCGAGTTCGCGAACATGTCTCGTTTGCAGCTCACCCGCAACACCCGAGCGATCGATGACACGCTCAACAAGATCGAGCAAGGCGTCTGGACCACATCGCGAGCGAGAGTGTTTCTCGAATCGCTCGGCATGAAAGAACGCACGATCAACAATTTGTTGGCCGAGTACGAAGAGCAACCAGCGTGAGCTCGCTGACGCACGAGAGCAAGACTCGTCAAGGCTATCGCCTCCGAGTTTACACCGCTGCCGGACGTCGCTCCATCTGGCTCGGACGCATCACCGAGCCCGAAGCGGTCGCCATTCAGCGACACGTGGACGAGATCATCGCCGCCCAGACCGCAGACCTACCAATCCCCAGGCAAACAGCACTGTGGCTCGATCGGCTCGACCAGGAAATCAAGTCGAAGCTCACTTGCATCACCGGATCCATCCGCACCGTCCGGACTGCGATCGACGAGTATCTCAACGCCAAGCGAGACCTGCTGGCAACATCGACTGCCGAATCGGTCGCTCGCTCTCTGGCCTGGCTGTCTGATGCCTGCGGTGATCGTCGCATCGATGGAGTGTCCCCCGAGGAAATCGCCACCGTCTATGATGCGCTCGAGCAAGGTGCGTCCACCCGGGGAAAGATCGCCAAGGATTGGAAAGCCTTCTTCCACTGGTGCGAGGACAATCGATGGATCGTGGCCAATCCGGCCAAGCGACTCAAGACCACGGTCTCGGTGCGAGAGAAGCGATTCGTTTCAGTGGCGACCATCCAGCGAATCCTCGAGGCCTGCGACGATCCCGAGCTGCGGCTTGTGATTGTGCTGTCTCGATTCGGAGGCCTGCGGATTTCCAGCGAGATTCGCGACTTCTCGGAGTCCTCGATCGACCGAGCATCCAAGCGGATCAAGATCACAGACACCAAACGAGGGATGGTCCGAGAGATCCCGCTATTCCGTGAGATCGCTGCCGAGCTCCCCGCACCAGGCGTCGAGCTACTGCCGACGATCGCAAGCCTCTCGCACTCTGGGATCACCAATCGATTCAAGGATGTGGTTCGCAAGGCTGGCATTGAACCGTGGGACGTTCCTTGGCATTCGATGCGAGCCACTCGAGAGACGGAACTGATCACCGCTTTCGGACTTGCGACCGCTTCGAAGTGGATCGGCAACTCGGAAAAAGTCGCGATGACGTCTTATGCGATCATTCCGGACTCGGACTGGGCAAAGGCTGATTTGTAACTCTTGTTGGACGGTTTTTCGGGGGCTAGTGGTAGTCTCGTCCCCATGAGCAAATCGATCCGGGCAACCACGAAACGCAAACGACAAGACGCCAACGTCATTGTCGCATCGTCCAAAAGCAACTTGGAACTGCGTACCAGTGGCGACTCCATCGCATTGCAAGCCGCAGACCCTAACACTCCCGACGCGCTGCCCAGTTTTAGTGGGATCGCCTATACCGGGGGTGTGATGCATCCCAAGCTTGCAATCCAGTGGAATGGTCCGGTGGTGATTGACTTAGCAGGCCTCGACGCACCGGTCGGACCAGTGCATCGAGACCACGACGAATCCAGGCCTGTCGGCCATCTGACTGCTGTGGCTAACGATGGAACCAAGCTCTCCGTCACCGGAGTGTTCTCGGTCCCCTCGGTCGATCAGCAGGAGATTGTCTCGGGAGCGAGAAACGGATTTCCTTGGCGACCATCGGTCGGCGTGAAGATTCTCACTTACTCCACGATTCCTCAGGGCCAAACCCTCCAGTGCAATGGACGCACTTTCGATGGTCCTGTGCTCGTCGTGAAACGATCGCAACTCAAAGAGGTCTCCCTGGTAACGATTCCAGGCGACCCGGAATCTTCTGTCTCTATTGCCGCTTCGGCCACATCAAACATGAAAACCTTTGAAGACTATTGCACCTCTCTTGGACTCGATCCTGCGACTCTTTCGCCCGAGGCCAAAGCCGCCCTGCAAGTCTCCTACGCCGAGAGCATCGAGCCTGCTGCCGATGCGTCCGCTCCCCCTGCTGACCCTGCGCCGCAACCTCCCACTGCAACCGCTTCCCAACCCACGGAGCCCCCTATGACCAAGCCTGCGACCGCTGTTGCTTCTTCCGCCTCGCCCGATCTGACTGCTGGTAGCACCTTGGATCTGACCGCCTACCGATCGCAGATGGCCGCCGAAACCAAGCGGGTCGGCGAAGTCACCACGCTCTGTGCCAAGTTCGGCAATCCAATCGTCATGGTTGGTGGCAAGAATGTCGACCTGGCTGCCCACGCCATCGAGAACGGCCTTACCGGCGATCAGACCGAGCTGCTCGCTCGCCGACACCAAGACCTCGAAGCCTCCCGCGATTCTCGCCCACGAGGCCCTGCGATTCATTCGCGAGCTAGCCAAACGTCGATCGACCTCGGAGCAATCCAGGGGGGAGTCATGTTGCGTGCTGGCATGCGGCTCGATTCGTCCAGTTTTGAGAATCGCGATGTCCGAGCCAAGCTCCCTGGATGGCTGCAAGCCGGTGCAAACGATCCAGTTCGTGCACGCACCAGCGACCTTGCCCATCAGTACCGAGACTTGACCCTCCTGGAGACCTGTAAGCTTGGTCTTCAAGCCCGTGGAATCGATGTCCCTGCTAACCGCGTTGAAATGCTCCAAGCGTCCTTTTCGTCGGGGACTGTCGCCGTTCTGTTCGGTGCGACCCTCGGTGCGAAGATGCTCGAAAGCTACGCCGAAGTCGATGACTTCTCGCAAGGAATTTGCAGCGAAAGCGAGCGTCCTGACCTTGAAGAGCACAACAACAACCGGATGCAAGCCGCTCCAAATTTGAAGCACCACCCAGTCGGTGGGAAAGCCAGCCATGGCAACCGCCGAGTGTTGACTGAAAAGGCTCAAGTCGGACGATTCAGCGAGCAATTGAAGATCGACGAAGCGGACATGTTCGGCGACAACTTCCAGAAGCTCAAAGACACGCCGCAAGATTTCGGCCGCGCTGCTGGACGCTTGCGTCCTGACCTCGTCGCCGCCTTGCTGATGAGCAACCCGACCCTCACGCAGACCGCTCGCACTTTGTTCAACAGCACCGACGGGAACGCCGCGACGGGTAAGGCCTTGGCTCGTGCGACCCTGAGTGAAATGATCGCACGTTTGCTCAAGGTCAAAGACGGCGACGCTACGCTCAACCTCAAGATGACGCACTTGGTTGTGCCTCCTGATCTGATGGACTTGGCGATCCAACTTTGCTACTCGGCCAACCTGTCCAACGACAGCGGGTCCGGTGAGCTCAACCCGATCAAGAAGTATGGCATCACCCCTGTGACCGACGCTCGGTTCTCGAATGGATTGGTTCACCCAGTCACCGAGCAAGCGATCGCCGGTTCGGACACCACGTACTACGGCATTTCCAAGGACGGACGCACGATCGAGGTCAACTACCTTCAGGGTGCTGGCCGAGTTCCTGTGGTCCGTACCGAGACCCTGACCGGCGGTGAGTTCGGTGTAGTGATCGATGTGAAGCACTACATCGGAGTCAACGCGCTCGACTTCCGAGCGATGCAACGCTTCGCGGGCTAGTCTT